CCGTCACGTCGTAGCCCGCCTCGGTCAGGGCCGACTCATAGCTCACCGAGAACACCTTGTCGTGCGTCGCCCCGTCGTGAGGAAGCCAGAACTTCAAGCGCTCCGGACCCAACTTGCGCTCGCGCAGCCATTCCAGGTGCGTCGCCAGTGGCTGCCCGACCGCCTCGTAGTAGTCTAGGATGCGAACCTCGCGGCCGACGAACTGCGCGATCCACATGGCGAAGGCGTCCGCCCGAGCGCCGGTCCCGCCAATATCCACGAAGGCACGATGCGTCAGCAGCGGGTCCGCGGCCACATTGCCGATGCGCCTTTCTTCCTTGGCCCTGGCCAGCGCCTTAGCGTAGTAAGCGCCCTCGACCGTATTGACGTGCTCGCCTTCCCACACATGGCCATAGGAATCCGGCCGCTCTTCCAGGTCGCGCAACCGATCGCGCTCGAGCTTGGCCGGGAAGCGCGGGTTGTCGCGCCAGTTCAACTGAACCACCTTGACGCGCGGATCCCTCGAGGCCATGAAGCGCGCATCCGTCGCCGAGTGCTTGCGCTTTGGGTTCCACGTCACCCACAACTCCGAATCTTCCTCGCGCAGGGTTGGGATCAACGTTCGCCAGGCTTCCTCCGTCACCGGCTCTGCCTCATCCACCCAGCACAGCAGCAGCCGGGCCTTAGACTTGATGCTGTCCAGGCTGCGATCCAGTCCGGCAAAGGCATACGAAACGCGCCCGCACTTGGTCCTGATGTACTTCTCGCCGATCTCGTAGAAGTCGGCCAGCCAGTCCTCTTCCCTGATTGCCGCCTTGATCTCTTCCAGGGACGAATCGGCCAGCGAGTTCATGTACTGCCGGCCGCACAGGATGATCCCCTCGCGGCCGGCCATGGCCCGCTTGTACCCGATGACCGCGCTCATCTTGGCAAACGACCGGGTTTTTCCAGACCCGCGCCCGCCCCAGGCGCCGCGAACGTCAGCCTCACCGAGAAATACCGGGATCAGCTTCGGCGGCAGGGGTATCTCAGCGTTCCGCGTCAATGACGTTTCCAGATTGCACAGGCTCAAGCGGCACCAACGAGACAACCGCCACCTGCGTCAGCGGCCTGGATCCTTCGTTGTTATCCTTGTAGAGGTTCTGATGCTTGAACAGCCGTTCGCTGGCCGTGTTCTTGTCCCAAAACTTGTACTCGATGCGCCCGTACTCATCGATCTTGAAGGAAGAGACGGCCGCCCTGGTATCGTCGTCAAGCTCATTCGGCAACAGTACCTTGCCATCCGGACCAATGATCCGGCCAATGTCAGAGAAGGCCAGCCGCGCCGTTTCCAGAAGCGTCCGCTCTGTACTCAGCTTGAGCCCAGCAATGGTTTCCTGCTTGCGCGTGCTAACAAGATGCTTAACTCTAGGGTCTTTTAGCATCTTCGCGCCCGTCACGCCCGCAGTCTTTGCGCTGTAACCCGCTTGTATAGCGGCTTGCGAGGCATTTCCACCATTAGCAAGAAACGCCTCAACAAAGGTAAGCCGCTTCTGCTCGGCCTCGGCGCGAGACGTACCGGCTTTAACCCTGCCGTTCCTTGGCGCCTTCGCCTTACTCACGCCCGAATCTCCTTCACATCGATACCATGGACTGACTTCATCAGGTGGCGCTTGATTCGGTACTCGGGGGTGACGGCGCCCTTCACGTCCGCGACGACCGTTTCCCCGTCCTCGACATAGACCATATCCGCGATGTACCGAAGAGGCGGGCGCATCCTCCCGGAGATCTGGACTGCAGGCGCGAGCTCGAACACGACCTGGCGACGCAGATCCTTGATCTCCCCGACCCGCTGGCGAATCTTCAGGTGGCACCAGTGACGGTACTCGGCCTCCGAGTCGAACCGGCCATCGGCGGTTTCCGTCACACGGTTGCGGTACTTCTGATGCTTGCGCGCCTTCGGGTGATCTCGGTACTCGGTCAGGGAAACGCGGCTCATTTCACCCTCTGCCCCTGCTTGGCCCGCCAGTCGATGCACTTCTCCTGCCGATCCTTCCAGTACCGGGCGCAGATCGGCACATGGCCTTTCTTGTCCTTGAACCACTTGCAGCCTGCGCAGGTCATGCCACCACCACCTTCCCAGTTTCCATCAACCTCGCCCATGTCCGCGCGGCACCACGGAGCCAGAACCACTGCCGTTCGTCCCGCGTCAGATCCTTTCCCTGGTCTAAAGCAGCATGGCACGCATGGCACGCCGCGGCGAACACGTCGTCCGACTTGCAGCCCATCCCGCCGCCGAGCATCGACTTCGGACCATGGGCCGGCTCGCACCCTTCCGGAGAGTATCCTGAGCACACGCCTGGTATCTGCAGCGTGCAGTCGTGCATCGAGTGGGCCAGGTCAAGGAGTTTGCGGGAACGGAAGGTCATGCCTGCAAATCCGCGCCATGCCCAGTCTTGCGTCTCCGCTCGTTTCCTTGCCTGCCGATCCTTCCCCCGCCGTTCCGCATCTGTCGTTTCCTTTCCATGCCTGCCTCGCCAGTCATATCCCGACCAGTCCCCACCCATCCGTGACACACCATTCCCCGCCTGCCATGCCGCACCTTTCCCATCCTCGCCTGAACTTTCCTGCCTTACCGCACCTTACCGCTCCACACGTCTCCGCACCTGTACATTCCGGTCCGCTCCCATCCCCGCTACTCCTGCCTCACCTCGCCATTCCGGTCCGTTCCAATCCTTTCCTAGCCCCTCCTGCCTTACTTATGCTGTTGCTCCAACCATCACCACAGATCTCAACCTATCAACACCGGAGATCAATTGCTCAACCTCGTCTTCGAGGGCCAGCACCTTGGAAAGATTGAGCGCCCTGGTGAGCGCGGACCCTGCCATTGAGAACTCCCTAACAAGTACCTCGCGCGCCATATCAGCATCTGATCGCACAGTTTCCACTGACACATACCCCTGCTCAACCGGCCCGGCAGATGGATCGCGCACATAAAACACGGTGCTTACGGTTGATTTCTCCGTCCTGGTGACAACCATCACGCTGGTAATAAGCGCGCGCGCCTGCTCCAGCCAGTGCGCATGTGCCGCCTTCTTCACGTTCCACTCAAAGCAATCGTGAAGAGGGCTGTCTGTAGATTTAGCGTCTTTAACTACGGCTTCTGGTGTGAGGCGGCCGCCGTTCGCGGCCTCCAGATCACTCAATCTGGCCTTTATTTCTTCCCGTTTTGATTGAGACATGGCGCTCATGCGGCCACCTTAAATCCGCGCCGCTTGATCTCGACATCGAACCAAGAAAGCATTTCTTCTGTCTCTTCGTTGTACGCCTCTGGCTTATCCATTGCAGCCTGCTGCGCCTTTCTGCCCATCGTTTTGGTGATGCGCACAAAATCTTTATCATCCGCAGATACCAGCTTGAAACTGCCATAACTGCCCGATCCTTTCTCCTGCCGCCAATCACCAACCCCCGACTGAAAGCCGGCTGCTGCCAATAGGTTCGCAATCGACTGTTCGCGCAGAATCGGCTTTGTAAACGTTACTTTTAGGCGACAGGCCCACTCCGGGAGAATGGCGCGTGTGCGCACGTCTGGGGTTTTGTTCATGTCGGCGCTGCGTGTAATTGCCATGAACACCTTTGGTATTCCGAACACTGGCTGCATGTCCCAATCAACGCTCACCAGGCGGCCTATCTGCGCCTTTTTCGCGCCTGGCATATCAAGCGCAGCAGTGCCCATTGCTTTCTTAAATGCGGTCGGTAATACAGCCAGCAATGCGGGCGCTTTCGGATCATCAATCACATACGGAGAATCACGGAATTCCTTGATTGGATCATGCTTCATGGTTGATGCCTTTTCGGCGGCATTCTTCTTGCCCTTCGGTGCCAACAATTCATTCCACACCTTTTGGCTCATGCGGTTGCAGATCAACGGGCTGGTTCCAAGAATGCAGAACTCCATCTCCCCCTTAACCACTTCCATGATTGAAATTTCAGATCCAACATCAGCTTTAGTTACAGTTGCCATGTCACTTCTCCTAACATCAAGGCGATTAATCCGGCCGCCCGTACCGGTGGCGCACTCCTGCGCGCAGAATTCATTGCCGTCCCGCCAGCGCCGACTTTCATAATCCCCTCATCCTCAAACTCAAGCGCCACACCGATTCGCGGTAGAAGATGGGTCGCTTCCCTTTGCGCGGATCAAACCGGCCCTCGAAATACGGCGGCGAGCACCTGCGCCAGTTCGGGAACTTCAACCGCCTATTGAGCGAATTCCTCACCCCCCGAGCACGGCCGACGTACTTCGCACTCACGCTGCCTCCCACGTTTCCCATGATCCAGCCGGGAACCTGACATTCAACTCAGTGATGGCATACGCCGTCACTTCATCAATCAGCTTCGCGTACCGTTTGACTCCGAGATCCTCGGTGCTGATCCTGACCCGGCGCCGGCTCTTCCTGCCGGTGAGCGGGTTCGTAAAGGTCACGCGCTTGTACCCAAGGAACTTGTCTCGGATGTACTCTTTCCAGACGGCCATCGAGTGCTTCTTGCCTTCAATCACCACCTGGGCGGCAATCTCGGTCAGCACGACACCGTGGTAGTAGCCGCGCTGCTTCGTCGTCAGACTGTCCTCGAACGGCTCAATACTCAGCGCCTGCTCGTGCCCGGCCTGAAGTTCCGCCTTGATGCGCGGCCAGACGATGTTTGCGAGCGCCTTGTGAGCCTGCTCTGGAGTCGAGAGGCGCATGGTGATCAAGTTCATCCGCGCCCCTTCAGCCAGTCATTGCGCTTCTGCACCACGCTGGCATCCTGCTCCGGCTGGTACAGGCCGCACTCCCGATCGATCACCGCCTTGTGCGTGATGAACCGCTCCCGGTGCTTGCAGTGGCCGAAGCCACGCGCAGCGAGTTCTGGTTTCACCCGCTGCAGGCTGAACGACGAACAGGAGACGCATCGGACGGTCATGCGGCAGCCCCCATGCCGGCCGCCTTGAACACCCTGGCCTTGAACGCCGGGAATCCGCCTGTTGCCGGATCCGGGTCCGGAATGCCGAGCTCCTTGCCCTTTGCCTCGATTCCGGCCGCAGATTCGTGCCACGCCTTTTTCACCCCGGACACCGAGCTAGGCGCATCACTCGGGTTCATTACCTTGCCGACAAAAACATCGAGGTACCCGACGTTCACCGGACCCACATCGCCGGTCTCAATCCGCTCCATCACCGCGATGTCGTAGGCTTCACGGAATTGCGAATCGGTGATCCCGGCATTGACCCAGGCGGTCAGGCAGGGGTGTCCATGGCTGCTGCGAACCTGCTTCCCCATTCTGGCCGACTCGAGCTTTGCCAGCCTTGCTGCCAGGGCTTTGCCTCGATCCTGAATGCCCGGCGACGGCGGCGAGACGCCAGACGAAGCTGATGCAGTATTCGTCGTCGACGTCGTTTGTTCGGAGATAGTGGTTTTAGGAGACGGTAACGGAGACGGTAACGGAGACGGTGCACTGCTATTTCCCGCTTCTCGCATGCTTTCTTCTGTTTGATTCGTGCTAGTAGCAGAACCTAGCAGCCTTGCTGCATACTCTGGCATCAATTCGGCAGCCTTTTCCTTGCCGTGGTGCTTGCATGTCGCAAGCCACCGCGCTTTCTCGCTGCGTGCATCAGCCCCTGCTGCCCAAGGATTGTGTTCGCGCCAATCATGGATTGCGTAGTTGCCATCCTCGCCGTCGATAAACCCTACTTCGATCATCGCGGCCACGAACGCGCCATCCTCTCCAGGCCAATCGACGGCGAGCTCAATGTCCTCTGTCGTCATGCCAGAGAGATTTCCGTCCGGCTTGTTTGCTGCCGCCCACAAGAACAGACAGATCAAGCGCCATGCCGCACCATCACCAAGCCGCTTGATGAGCTTCTTGGTCTTCGGGTGCTGCGGCAGCCCGATGGATATTCTCGCGTCGATCATCCGCCTATCTCCCGCCCATCCGATGAATAGGGTCGGGCACCGCGCCGATAGGCGAGACGCGGCCGGGTTGCAATCCCGTTGCCCGTTTGACTGTTGCCCGCTGCTTGTGGTGCTCGATCAGGTCGAGGAACTTCCGCCACTCGCGACAATCAAGACCCTGCGGGCAGGTTTCGTACGTCTTCATGCGGCCGCCTTGTGTTCCCTAAATTCGAACAAGCCAGCGTGATGGGGATGCAGCAGAGCGAACAGGCGAGCGCAATCCGGCGCGGCGTTGTTATTGATCTTGAATTCCCCACGCAATTCACCGATGGCCGTGTCGTGCCGGATGACCTCGAAGATCGTCCTCATCGAGTAATGGGACCGCCTGGATGCGACCTGTAGCGCTCGGCGCTCAACCTCGGCGAAGACATGCCGGTTATCGCGCAGCCAGTCGATAAAGTCAGAGCGAAACATTGAACGATTCCGCAGCACAACAGACAGCGGATCATTGGCGAAAAGGTCGAATGTCTCGCCCATTACTCAGGCACCGCCATGTACCGCTTGTATTGAGGGTGCCTTGAAGACGGTATCGACCGCACCTTGCGATGCTCGGCCAGATATCGGATCGCCCATGAAATCGCGCCGCGCGAATGGCCGGTCAAGCGCATCAGCTCGCAGTGCTCGAACCAGCACTTCGGATTCGCCGACAAGATGAAATACACCTTGTCCGTGGCAGATCCTGATCGAATCCCGGGCGGGAACGGATTGATCGGCCAAACCGGCTTTTGTGCGTCGAGCTTGGCCTGCCGAGCAGAGGCAGAAGCCCCTAGAGCAAGTTGCAGAAGGGACGGAATGCCGGACGGTTGGCGCATCGTCAAGCATCGCCCTGGCATTCATCAGACATTCCTGCGACCAATCGCAGCCGGCGCTCGTATAGGCTGCGAACCATGTCGATCCCATGCGCCCGAATCATCAGCACTTCGCGAACGTACTCGGAAAGCCCGAGCCCGGCATCACGCGCCTGCCGCTCAAGCTCTTCATGCGTGTCTTCCGAAACACGGATTGCGCCAATCTGCGCCGAAAGCTTACCGAGTGGATTGGTATTGCCGGAACGCGAAAGCGAAGTCATGGAATCATGCGGCCTTACGTATTTTTTGCGCCGCCCCGCCAGCGCCGACTTTTGCTTCGTAAAGATCAATAAGACCACTTCCGATGCTGTAAGCAGGGTTCTTAATTTCACCCCTAAGTATCTCGGAGATAGTGGACTGCCCGCAGCCACAGTGTTGCGCAATCTCCTTCTGCGTAACGCCAGCATCAGACAGCTTGGTAATGATGTTTGTCCAGTTCATAAACGGAGATTACCGGAATTCCGATATTGCTGTCAAGCGGCAAACCGATCCTTATTATCGGAATACTGATTGCAATGGACAATGAAGAAAGAACGCCGTTTGGCCGAAGGCTGTTTGAGGCCAGAACCGCCACAGCTCACACACAAGAAAGCGCCGCAAGATCGGTTGGCATGAAATCTCAAAGCACCCTGGCTGAGGCAGAAATATCCGGCAAGCGATCTGGATTTACCCCGCAACTCGCCGCCCTGTATGGCGTGTCGCCACAATGGCTTGCAACTGGCAAAGGAGAGAAATACCAAGGGGCTGTCCGGCCGCATGAAGGTAGTGATGACGTGACCGTTATCCCGCGCATGAACGGGCGAGCCAAGGGTGGCACGGGAGGCTTGGCCCCAGCGCACGAGTACGTCATCGGGTCTATCAGTGTGACGAACGAATGGATCAACCGCAGCCTTTCTTCGATCACAGCGAAGCGGAATCTGGCAGTGATAGAGGCATACGGCCGCTCAATGGAGCCGACGCTGATGAGCGGCGATCTGCTTGTCGTGGATACTGGAGTGCATGATGCTAAGATTGACGGCATCTACATCCTGCAACGGCTCAACACGCCTGAGCCTGAAATCATGGTCAAGCGACTTCAGCGGACACTCGATGGCGGGCTGATTGTTCGGTCTGACAATAGAGCGGAATACGACCCGGAGACAGTTCCGGCATCCGAAATCGAGGATCGCGTTCGCATCATTGGCCGGGTTGTGTGGGTATGGGCTGGTCGAGAGGCGTAGATGAACCAATCAACAGAACGCATGCTCGGCATAGTAATTGTGGCTGGAATGGCTGGCCTGTGGGCCTACAACTCATGGATACTCCAGCCAGAGAAGCAGCGCCAGCGCCATGAGACCAGAAAGGCAGAGGATTCACAGCGGCTCAGGGAGTGGGCCTACGTCGCCAAGGAAAAGCAGATCGCACCTGGAGAGATGGTCAGGATGGTCATCATCCCCAGCCCGCTCGGCCATGACTTGTTCGATACCAAGTGCCTGATCTATACGCACCAAGAATTCAGGACAAGCTCCATGATCTGCCCTGATGCCGACAAGAACGCCATCGAGGCCGGGGAATGAATCCGCAACAGCGCAAGATACTCAAAGGCGCTTTGGCCACCATCATCACCAGTATCGTTTTCCCGCCAATGGCCACCTATCACCCCATGGGTGGAGCTATCTCCTGGAATGGCTTTGGCTTCATCCTGTTCGGCGATTCAAAAGCTGTCGTTATGGTGTCCATGCTGTTTGCTGAATGGATTGCAATCGGCATTATCTGCGGAATCCTGTGGCGCCTTTACGCCAGCGCCGAACTTGAGGCAACGAAGACGCTGACAGGAAAGATTGCCAACAACGAAACCGCGAGATCGGCCGTTCGATCAGCCCTGGACAATATAAAGCAATAGCCGTCCTGCCAGCGCCGACTTTGATTGCCCGCCACAGTGCGGGATTTTATTTTGCCTAACTCATCGGAATTCCGCTTGACTTTTATAACGGAATACCGATAATACACCTATCAGCTAGGCAAAACCTCCGAGCGAGGCAGCGCCCCCGGAACCGAGCACCAGCACCGCTACAGGACTCGCAACCGGACAAGGCCACCACCGGGCTGAGGCAACACAGATTGACGCGAGGTAGAGCAGTGGTCAGCTCGGGTGGCTCATAACCACCAGGTCGCAGGTTCGAATCCTGCCCTCGCAACCGCAACCCCGCTCCGGGCGCGTCAGTCCCGGCCAGAGTGCGCCTCGGAAATGCGTACCCACACGGCACAGGTGGTAGTGAGTGGCCCGCATCAACCTGTATGGAGGTCGCCATGAACTACACCGCCGCACTGCGCATCGCCTATCCGCTCCGCGACAACCTCGCCAGCGACATTAACCGAAGTCTGTCCGCAGAAGACAGCGAGCAATCCCGCCTCGAAGCCATCCGCGAGAAGGCAGCGGAGATCCTTGCCGATGACCGCTGGTTGAACACGCTCGAAGAAAAGTACCCGCAGTTGTTCGACGTGACGACGCGCACCCGCAACGCCATCCTGCGCGGCACCCAGGACGAGATCGACATCACCCGCGTCGACCTGCAGCGCGCCTATCGGAACGCGGCGCGCGATCTGGCTGCCAGGTTGTTGGTTGATGAAGCGCGCGAGAACGGCATCGACGCAGCGTTCGAGGTTTTCACTCGCCGGCAGGAGTGCGAAGCATGACCCCGTGCATGTTGGCCTTCGCGCTTGGACTCGTCTCGGCATCAGGCGGCTGGATTTACTGGATGTGGGAAGCAATGGGAGAAACGCTATGACACCGATTCGCCCTGTCACGGTTATCGAAAGCCGCAGGAAGTACGTCCTGCATCTGCTGATCATCGCGGCGCTGTGGGCGACGGCAATGACCATGGATTACCACGACCAAGCCGAAACAGCGCAGGAACAGGCACAGCAGATGAGCGCGCAGATGGCTTCCTGCCTGCGCGGCGAATGGAGGGGCATCACGCCATCCGGAGAACAAATCGCCTGCATGCCGGCCGAGACGTACAACCCGGAGCGCGGATCGTGAAAGTCTGCGACTGCGGCGGCATGTGGCATCGCCACGGGAGGGGATCGAAACCCGGTGATGAGCGCTATCGCTGCGCCGCCTGCCATCGCGTCATCACCGTGCGAAACGGGCAGATCGTCAAAACCAAAACCGGCCCGCGCGTCGCGGACTGGAGAACGCAAACAACGGAGGCAACTCAATGAACGCACCCGCAGTAACCCAAGAAGTCGCGCCCTACCTGGCGCAAGACGCCAAGGCCATGCCGCTCGCAGGCAAGCCGCAATTCAGCCTCGCGCCGCGCGATCTCGCGCAGGCCATCGAGTTCGCCGGCATCCTATCGAAGTCCAACATGGTGCCGAAGGAGTTTGTTGGCAACCCCGGCAACATCCTGGTGGCGATTCAGTGGGGCATGGAACTCGGCCTTCAACCGATGCAGGCGATGCAGAACATCGCGGTCATCAACGGCCGTCCGTCATTGTGGGGCGATGCGGTAATCGGCATCGTCAAGGCGTCTCCGGCCTGTGAATACGTCGTCGAGGAAGTCACCGACACGACGGCATGTTGCCGCGTCAAGCGGCGCGGAGAACCGGAACAGTGCCGCACCTTCACGATGGACGACGCAGCAAAGGCCGGCCTGAAAGGCAAGCAAGGCCCATGGACGCAGTACCCGAAGCGGATGATGCAGATGCGCGCCAGATCCTGGGCGTTGCGCGACGTGTTCCCGGATGTTCTGCGCGGCATGCCGGTCGCCGAGGAGGTCATGGACTACACGCCGGTCGAGCGCGAAATCAACCCGGCGCCGGCCTCGCCTCGCGTCACCGAGCCCCAATCCTATCCGTCCGCAGACTTCGAGCGAAACCTTCCGGCATGGCGCCAGGCCATCGCGGACGGTAAGAAGACCGCCGACCAGATCATCGCAATGGTATCCAGCAAAGGCGTACTGAGCGATGAGCAGAAGAAGGCGATCCGCGAGCCGGCCGCGCCGCCAGATCTGTTCGATCAGATCAAGACCAAGCTTGAGAAGGCCGAAGACCTTGATGTTCTCCAGGTGGCGGCCGACCTGATCGGCGAGGTTGCTGATCCTGCCAAGCGCGAAGAACTGACGGCGATCTATCGCAAGCGGCAGGACGAGCTTATCGGCTGACGATCAACGGGCGAAAGGTTGCAGACGCCTCGACCAGTACCCATGCGGTGCCGCCAAAGCTGGTCCGCCGAGTAGCCCACCAACAACACGAGGAAATCATGAACTACACCATCCACAACCTAGTCCAGGGAAGTCCTGAATGGAAAGCACACCGCGCCGGCTGCCACAATGCCTCCGACCTGTCGGCCGCAATGGGCAGCAGCAGCTACAAGTCGCGCACCGATCTGATCCGCCAGATGGCGTCCGGCATCGAGCAGGAGATTGACGCAGCCACCCAGCGCCGCTTTGACGATGGCCACAGATTCGAGGCGCTGGCCCGGCCGATTGCCGAGAAGATCATCGGCCGAGACCTCTACCCGATTACCGCGTCAATCGAAGTCGACGGGCTGGCCCGCCGATTGTCGGCCTCTCTCGACGGCGCAACGGATGACGACTCGACCAACTTCGAGCACAAGAGCCTGAATGCCGACCTAGCCGCGGCGCTCGACAAGGGCATCATCCCGGAAGAATACTGGCCGCAGATGGAGCAAGGCATGCTCATCAATGGCGCCGGCCGCACGCTGTTCATGGCCTCGATGTGGGATGAGAACGACAGCCTGATCGAGGAAAAGCACTGCTGGTACGAATCCCGGCCGGAGTTGCGCGCGAAGATCGTCCCGACGTGGCGGCAGATCGAGGAAGACGCGGCAAGTTACCAGCATGTCGAAGCAAAGCCGGCCGTCGTCGTGGCCGCCATCGAAGACCTACCGGCCTTGAACGTCCAGATCAACGGCAGCGTGATCGCCTCGAATCTCGAAGGCTGGCGCGAGACTGTCGTCGCCCGCATCCAGGCGATCAATACCGATCTGAAATCTGACGAGGATTTCGCCGTCGCTGAAAAGACCGCCTCTTTCCTGTCCGATGGCGAAAAGCGCCTTGATGCCGTCAGGAGCGCCGTGCAGGCCCAGGCCGCAGACATCGATGCCGTATTCCGCACCATCGACAAGCTGCGCGAGGAAATGCGCGCTAAGCGCCTGAATCTGGAAAAGCTGGTGAAAGCCCGCAAAGAATCGATCCGCATCGAGATCATGCAGGACGCGCAGGCAAAGCTGGCCGAGCACGTCAAGGCACTCAATGAGCGCATCGGCTGGTTCAATGGCAGCCCGATCATTTCGCCGGCAGCGGCCGACTTTGCCACGGCCATCAAAGGCAAGCGCACCATCGACAGCCTGCGCGACGCCTGCGATACCGAGCTGGCTCGCGCCAAGATCGCCACCAGCGCGATCGCCGACCGCATCGAGGCGAACCGAAAGGCGATGGGCGACAATGCGGCGCTGTTCCCGGATTTCCCGCATGTATGCACCAAGGAACGGACGGACTTCGCCAACCTGGTTGCCGTGCGCGTGCAGCAGCAGAAGGAAGCAGAGACCAAGCGCGAGGCGGAACGCGCCGAGGCTGAACGCAAAGCGCAGGCCGCCGCTTGCGCAGTCAATGAGGCGCCAGCATCGCGGCCGAACCTCGCGACAGAGTACATGCGCAACAACCCGCCGCCCTCGCCAAACGCATCTTCGCTTGATGCGGACGAGCCGGCCATCTGGCGCCAGGCAAAGTCAGGTGTCGTCGCCATGCTCGATAGCCTGACCGTTTCCGAATTGGAAGCGGTTGCCGACTACATCAACCGCAAGGCATGGAGGAAGGCGGCATGAACAAGCTCAAGACAATCGCCATGTCGCCAGTCAAATCAAGCCAGATCGCCGAAATCGGTCACGACGGCGACACGCTAGCCGTGCGCTTCAAGCATGGCGGCACGCTCTACCACTACCACGGCGTCAGCGCCGACGACTTCGCCAAGTTCAAAAAGTCGGAATCGCTTGGCTCTTACCTTCACAAGCACATCAAACCCAACTTCAAGTTTTTCAAGATAGGAGAAGAAACCAAGTGAGCGCAGCAGCCCGCATCTACGCCATGTGCAATGGCGAAACCGGCAGGACGGAATTCGTCAAGGCCACCAACCAAGCGCAATCCTACCGGCATCTTGCGCGCCGCACCTTCACCGCCAGCGTAGCGTCTGCAATCGCAGTCGCCGAGCACATGGCCAAGGGCGGCGTGATCGAGGACGCCACCAAGGAACCCGCAACCATCACGGAGGAATAGCAATGGCAACGAAGCGCGTTTCATCAAACCCGCGCGCACTGCGCAAGAAACTCGGCATGAACCAGCAGCAATTTTGGGCATCGCTCGGCGTAACACAATCGGGCGGCAGCCGCTACGAAACAGGCCGCACCATGCCGAAGTCGGTACGCATGCTGATGGAACTTGCCCACGGTGCTGCAGCAGTTGACGACATCAAGACCGGGAAGCTGGCAGCTCGCGTCTAAACAACCTACCAGGAGAAACACCAACATGAGCAAGCCAATCAACGAAAACCTGCGCGATGTCCGGGTCGAGAACGAAGCCGGCGACCTGATCCCATTACTCGACCATGCCGGCGAGCAGTTCGCCGACCTCATCAAGGCAATCGTTTCCACCAACAAGGCCGGCACCTTGACGCTCAAGGTTGATGTCAAGCCCAGCACGGCCGGCGCGATGGCCGTCAAGGCATCCGTAACAACCAAGAAGCCGAAGGGCTTGCCGCCCGAGTCGCTGCTGTGGCCGACGCCAAGCGGAGACCTTATGGCAGATGACCCAAGGCAGACAAAGCTCGAATTGAAAGCGGTTGAGGCCGAGCCCGCACGCAGTCTTAAGGAAGTGGCGGCGTAAATGAACGCCAGCACGCTCACCGCAGAGAAGCTGTGCTCGCTTCTCGACTACAACGCTGAGACAGGTGTTTTTGTCTGGCTTGCCAGCACAAACGGAAGGATCAAAGCTGGCGACATTGCCGGATACACAAATAACAAGGGGTATCTGGTAATCGAGTGTTGCGGTTATGCGCACAAGGCCCACCGCCTTGCATGGATGTTGGCGCATGGTGTCTGGCCAAAATTTCAGATTGACCATATTGATGGCGACAAGATGAATAACCGGCTGGAAAACCTGCGCGAAGCAACCAACACAGAAAACCAATGGAATAGACATCAAGCCAGGAAAGACAACCAGTCCACTGGGATTCAAGGCGTTGGGATTCATCAAAAAACCAAGAAATACATTGCCAGGATAAGCGCCAATGGCAAGCGAATTTTCCTTGGTTTATTTGACACAGCAGAGCGCGCGCACGAAGCATACGTCAATGCAAAACGCAGACTGCATAGCGGCTGCCCCATGTAACCAAAACCAAGGAATCGACACATGCAACCCACCACCAAGCCCGAAACACCCAACCTCAAGACACCGCGCGGCGACGCCGAAATGCTACTGCGCTTTGGCTCCGCCGTTGGTGTGCCGCGCTCTCCGGTCACTTCCGATCTGGAGGCCGTCATCGAGCCAGAGAACGGCATTCCCTACCTGGTCGCGCCTGATGGCTACCAGGTGCATAGCCTTGAGCACCTTCTGCCGAACCCGACCCGTAAGCATGCAATGGTCAGCGTCACCACGACTGACAGTTTCATCGACTACTCCAAGAAGCATGGCAGCCTAGATGAATGCGTGATCTACGCCGACATCGACGCAGAGAACTCCGGCTGCAAGCTGGTCGCTGTCATGAACGACAACGGCGCCGACGATGCCAAGTGGCGCGATCATCGCTGCACGTTCGAGCCGGCCATGTCGGTCGAGTGGAAGCGCTGGACTGACATGGACAAAAAGGCAATGTCCCAGGCGGATTTCGCCACCTGGCTGGAAGACAACCAAGGCGACGTGCGCTCCGTCAATGGCTCGCCGTCCGGCGCCGACATTCTGGCGATGGCGCAAGCCTTCGAGATCAACGCCGACAAACGCGTGAAGAGTCACATCAACCTGCAATCCGGCGGCGTGCGCTTCGAGTTCATCGATGACGAAACGAAGGACACGCGCACCAGCATGGAAGTGTTCCGTCGCTTCACCTTGGCCCTTCCCGTCTTCGATGGCAGCAACGATGCCTATCCGGTCGAGGCCCGCCTGAAATACCGTGACAGCAATGGGAAGGTGACGTTCTGGTACGAACTCATCCGCCCGGATCGCGCCTTCAAGACTGCCGTCAAGTCATCGCTTGAAAAGATCAAGGCCGATACCGGGTTCATGATCCTGCACGGCACGGCATAACGATCAACGGGGCGGTGCCGGCGATGCCGGGATAACGCTGCCCCACCAAACTAGGACACTCATGAAACTCGAAATCAAGATTCTCGACAATCGCATCGACACCGACGACATGCGGCCGCAGTATCAGACGGAAGGAGCAGCAGCAATCGATCTCCGGGCCTGCACACTTGATCCGCTTGGCGGAAAACCGAAGGAGCTGGTCGATCAACTCAACCTCTACCCCGGCCACAAGGTCAAGATTGGCGCAGGCTTCGCCATCCATCTTGAGGACAACGAGGTTGAAGACGCTCCGTTCGTGAAGCTGGCCGGCATGCTCATCCCGAGATCGGGCCTTGGCAGTCGCGGAATCGTCCTCTCAAACGTCGTCGGCCTGATCGATGCGGATTTCCAGGGACACATCACGATGGCCATCGAGAACCGCGGCGGGGATGTCTTCTCGTTCTTTCCGCTCGAACGCTTGGCGCAGATGGTCATCGTTCCCGTCTTCACTCCGGAATTTAAAGTCGTCAATGAGTTTTCAGTCATCACCGCGCGAGGATCTGGCGGCTTCAACTCTACGGGGACGGAGTAATAGTGACTGAACAGACCGCCTACCCGCTGCCGCGCTGCGAGGGCTGCGGCAGACTGCTGCACTTCGGGCCGTGCGAGAAAGTCGGCGCTGGAACGACGGCAGATCAGTGCCCAGCACCATCGTGTGACGAGTGCCACGAGCGCGGAGATTGCACGGCGGAAGAAAACGCGCGAGAGGCTGCTGAGGGGCACAACGCCGGAATTCACCGCGCGGCCGAAGGCCGTCCGGTGGAATGACTGGTTGTGTGGCTGGAGGAAATATGAAACACATCGTCGGGTTTAGTGGCGGCATTGACTCGCAAGCCTGCGCTCTATGGGTGCGGAAACGGTTTCCTGCCG